GCTTTCCAATTCCAAGCTACATAATCCGAACCTGAACCATTCCAAGTTACATTACCTGATGTTAGCGTAAATCCATTTGCATCAAAACTTCCAAAAGTTGAATTAGTATATTGTTGCCCAGAAGTGTCTGATATTATATATTGATTTGCTCCTCTAACTGAATCCTGCAATACGTTATTAGGATATGCATTTGATGTTCTACTTTTTATCCAAGTAAAGTCTGGTTGAAACCCTACATTAGAAATATATTGAGTTCCACCATTCCCCTCATACAACACCGCCTTAAAGTTAGACGTATCTACTTCAGGCTTTTCGTTGTATAGTTCGGTTACTTGGCTATCTGAAAGTGCAGTTGCAAAAACCCTAACTTGGTCTATGTTACCTATAAAATTTCTTTGTACTGCCGTTCTTGCATCTGCTGAACCTATCATTAGGTTTACAGAATTTTGGTTTATTGTACTTGAAACACTTTGTGTTGTTTTTACCTTATCTACATACAACCTTACTTCTGTAGAACCATCAAAAACCAAAACTATATGATGATAAATTCCTGCTTTAAAAGTTTGTGATGAATTAAAATTTGTACCTGTTGTGTTTTGATTACCGAAATAACCAAAAAATTTTATTACACCTGAACTATTTGCAGATAAAATGTAACCAAGATTACCTGAACCTGTATAATATTTGCCTATAATAGAATAGTAATCTGAACCTGATGCTAATACATCTGCATAAGCCCATAGAGAAACTGAATAACTTGTGCCTAAATTGCTATCTGTTAGTCCTGTGTTAAAAAAACTACTATCACTTGCAAAAACTGCTGCTTGACCATACTTACCAAACCTATATTCTATTTCTGTAGGTGTTGCATCATAAGTATTTCCGTGGCTATCCTCTGCTGAATTGTCCATTTTATAATACGCAAGATTAGTAGTAGGATAGTCGTTATCAGTTGTAGTTGCAGTATATACACAAGCCTGTTCTGCGTATAGGGTGGCTATTTCGTCTACTCCATTATTATCTGTTGATAATACTCTGTTGAATATTCTTACTTGGTCTAAACTTCCTGTCGAATATGCTTGACCATTATTGTTTGTTCGACCTTGACCGATATAAAGATTTGTGTTTGCTGCCCCACCATAACTAGTTGCAACTCTTGCAAAATTAGTGTCTTGAGTTCCGTTAACGTAAACTTTTGAAGCAGTACTACTTGAAGTAAAGTCATCAGTTATAACAATGTGATTCCAAGCATTAGTGTTGAATAAAGACATATTGCTTGACCTAAAAAAATCACCTCGTTTGCTTATATAGTCCAATCTCCCACCTGAATTAGCGATAGCTGTGGTAAACCTGTTTATAGTTGTAGTGCCGCCTACAGTATTGTTACCCCCAAATATAGGATTGAAATCTCCGCCTTCCCAATATATCCATACAGATAAAGAAGCAGAATTAAAACTTGTTAAGTCTAATCCTGTAATTATTTTACTACTACTCCCATTAAATCTTGCACCATAGTTTATCTGTCCTCCTACTCCAAAGGTTACATCGGTAGGTGTGCCATCGTAACTACCACTTGCATCGGAAGCATCGTAGTCCAAAGAATATAACGCCACTCCATTTAAATCGCCAAATGGGTCTGTGGAATCAGTAGTACAAGCCGCAGCAGCCGCAGCACCTGTATTTATTAGTCTTTTGCCTAAAGCCATATTATTCTATTTCATCAGATGGGAAAAATTGTACGTTGTATTGCAATGCAGTCTTGTAAGACTTCTTAGCATTTACCTCAGCTTCTAATCTATCAGCTTCTGTAAGTATTCCTGCTCTTTCTGTTGCAACATCTGAACTAATATCAATATCCCTTTCTGATTTTCTTATAACTTGCCAGTCAGTAGGTTGTAGTAACTTACCTGCCTTAGACTTAATCTCTGCAATCTTACTTGCTTTGATGTCGGCTATCTTATATCTCTTTTCTGTTTCGCCTGTTGGCTCCCCATCTTCTCCGATAACATCTACCTCTTGACTAAAGTCTATATCAGCAACATCATAGGTTACTATTGAATTATCTTCGTCAAAGTATAATCCACCCTTAGTTTGTGTCTGTGGGTCAAAACTTGGCTTTACAACATCGTAAATACCAATAGCTTTAAGTTCTTCTTTAGATAGATTGTTGGCCCCTCCTAAAATATATTTAGTAGGAGTCTTTAGTGAGTTAGGTAAACTCTTGTATATGGTTACTATTCTACCGTTTTCTACTGCTGCTTTCATAATTATATACTTTGTGAGATTGATAGGAAAAATGTGTTAGCGGCAGTACAAGCAACTTGAATAAAATTTACTGCTCCTGCGGTAGCACTATAACTACCTGCAATAGTAGTAACTGTTATTCCACTGTTAAGTGTCAATCCAGAGGTTCCTCCTGAATCTGTTATGATAATGTCTTTCACATCGCCTATTGAGGCGTTTGTGAAATTCAATTCAATTGAAATACCTGATGTTATTGTAAACACCGCTGCGGTATCAAAGTCTAAACTTAATGTTGATGCGGGAGAAACAGCAGAAGATCCTCTTAAGCTGTCTCCAGTCCCACTCTGACCATAAATGTCAGTAGTCATATTGTTAACCTTAATAAAGGCGGCTCTGAGCGTATCCCCAGTTCCATCATCGGGGGCTGACCCAACTCCTATTGTTTCTCGTGCCATAATTCTATTTTGTTATATCAATGTTTGATCTGCTGTTATTTCCGTACTATCTACTGTATATAATGTACTATCTACTGATAACTCAAGTATATCTGATACCCAACAAGTAGGAGCTGAGGGTATATAAATAGCATCTGTTGTGTCATCTACATCTCCCCACCAGGAAAAACAATATATCCTACCCCAATTTATTCCGTTAGCCATATTACTTCTTTATTCTTTTTAGATAGTTAGTCAATTTTATTATGTTAGCCACTTTAGGCTTATATGTTTTAATTATATTACCCATCCGCCATATGTTGGGTCTTTATCTGGATACATACCAGTATCCTGCGCTCCGGTATACTCCGGATAGTCTCCACTCTTCTCATCTATGAAATCAAAAAACCGATTCACATAGAAGTCAGCAAAGTCTTTTGCCCTTGCTGTTAAAGAATCCAGCTCACTCTTTGTAAGAGTGTCACTAGATTCAGTAGTATGTTTAAATATACCTCCGTTGCTGATTTGATAAGCAGCAAAAGGAATATAGCTATATTGACTATACCATATAAGCATAGGTTTAATATGACTATTCAGTAACGTCTTGTATGCAGCATTGGCGGAATCGTCAAGAGTTCCGCCAGTGATCAAACTTTGTATCTTCTCGTATAACTTAGTACCCAAAAAGTTCTGTATGTGTATATCCTGGGCCACCTCAACAAATTGAATTAGCTTATCTGTGTCTAAAGCTCCGTCTATGATAGACTTCCGCTTTAACTCCGTCATTGTTATAAATAATGCCTTACTCATCTTCTTCGGTAGGTTTTTCCTCAACAACAGCCTCAGAAACGCTCTCAGAAGCCTCCTGCTGAACGATCTCCTCTTCTTGGACATCTTCTACAGCAGAAAGTTTTTCTCCCGTCTCCTCTTCTCTCTTGATCTTAGTCTCTATGTTGTCTAGTTCTGTAAATTCTATTGGTTGTAGGGTAACAAAGTATAAATCCAATGAAATGTCGTTATATAGCAACAATTCTTTGAATGCATCGAGTAACATCTGCTGAAATGGTCTAATTACCATATTATCCATCAAAATAGATGCTGTTCTAAGCTCTTCAGCGTTATTTCCGAACCCAGTGTTGTCTTTTATCCCTAAAAGGATAGGAGACACTACTCCGTGACCTATCATTATCTTTTCTCGGCTTTCTTTGGCCAAAAACTCATATTGAGCGTGTGCATCCGGAAGATTTATTGGGTCTATGTTAGATTGGTTCTCTGAACCATCATTAAAGGCCAAAATAAACCGCCCTGCGTTGCTAGTACCACTAAATTTATCGTAAATCTTACGTTCAATCAATTCCTGGACCTCTTCATTAGGTATTCCGTTATTGAAATTGATCAACATACTTGGCTGAAGGCCATTTTGTATGTTTGATAAGTGATAATTGCTCACTTCTTCCTCCAAAGTAGCATATTGAAGGCATCCTTGGTAATCTACGGGTGAATAATAGTAAAAACCAGCCTTGTAAGGTTTAATAACGTATAATTCAATACGCTGAGACCTCGTACCATTACGATAAGTAGGAATCTTCTTAGGTTTGTCACTAGGTTTAATGTTTTTCCAGTCACTATGGTAATAATACGCTTTAATTTTGCCGTCTTCTGCCTTCTCAGCACGCAATGTTTCCATTGGGAAGTGATACAGTCCGGCTATTTCTTTTTTTCTGTTCTTATAGACCACTTGAATGGCCGCTTGGCCAAGCATTTTGTAGTCTGTCACTATTTTTCTTACATCAGTGGCATTTAAAATGCTCTTCATTTGAGCGAACATAAGAGGCTTTTCCTTAGAATCAGTAGCATCAAGACCTCTACCGTAAATCATATCAGAAATACCATTGATACATCTACTATTGGTCGGGCTTCCTAGATACCTCTCAATTAACTCACCAAAATAGTTATTATCTTCACCATACTCGACATAAGCATTCCTGCTCTTCTCGACTATTTTAGGTACTTCGTACCCGGTTAGATTTACTACTTTTACATTCTTCATACCATTATATATTGTTGACTACTGTCACCAGAATCGCTTTCCGTGTACTTCCCGTCATTTATAGTATATACTGAGTTTGATAAATAAGAGTCGGTGCAATAAGCTTTATCTCTAAATAAGAGTGTTGACCCGCTGAAAATCTCATAGTTGTAAATACTGTTATCTGATAAAATACTGAAGGTACAATCAAGGTCAATAAAGTTTCCATTGACAGTAGAAGACAAGCTAGTCAAAGTCTCTGACTTGTTAGTCCCGTCTTCTGTTATCTTAAGAGATAACCCAGTCTGAGCTGTGCTAACCCTAGGAAGAACCTTTATTGTTTGAGCATTAGTATTCGGAAGTAGTCTTATCATACTAATATAACTAAAAAAAGGGTTGAGTGTTTTATATAAAAAAAGGGGCCATATAGGCCCCTCCTTATCACCAGGTAAAAACCTATGCTGGATCTCTCTGAG